ATCGGAGAAATGGTTTTAGATTTGACACAAACTGTCAACATCTTGTTTATGGAATCTTCTTCCAAAGGACATAAATGAGCTTTAATCTCATTATCCCATCTCCAACTACGCTTAAGGAAAGAAACATCAGCTATATTAATATAAGGGATGCTTTCAGCTTCTTTATCAGCCATAGTATATTTGATATTAATCTTACTTAATGCAGTAGCAATAGCAGTATGATTAAACCATGGAGTATTAGGGTGAACTCCCATAACATTATCATCACCATAAGTCATGAGATTCACATTCTGTTTAAATGTTATACACTCTTTCATAGGATTTAAAAGTAAATAACTGTATCTCATATAAAGACAATTAACCAAACTATTGATAATAACAGTTAAAGGATGCCCAGAAGGATTAGAACCATAAAATTCAATTAGATCTCCATTAAAATCCACAAGTGGATAAGCAGTATCATAAGCAATGCCTCTCACAACTAATAAATCTTTTTTGGAATATCCAGCTTTTTCACATAATCTTTCGATTATATTAAAAGCACCCATAATCGCACCAGGTGGCATGCGCTTATCAAATTTGGAATAATCTCCTGCAACCATAGTATCTTTACCATGCTCAGTTAAATAATTATAAATTTCTGTCCATTCTCTAGATTGTGCAATAGTTCCTGGAGCACTTTCAAATACAAATCTATTTCTCTGAATAACGCGTACTATACTTAATAAGTACTTACGCACCACTATGCTCCAATCGACAGGAGCACCAGTGAAAACTCTAGTTTTCTTTGATTCTATTTTTGCATAAGAAGTAGCTTCATCTTTTAAATGAGCACAAAAATTTGGGTAAGCTCGTTCTTTATTATGATATTTATTGATAATATCAGATACACGATCCATAATTTCTGGTGTAAATTTAACGGGATCTTGAATACCCCATTTAATTTCATCCGGTTCTAAATAGCGTCGTTTAGTGCATTTCCAAGGATTACCCATACTTGTTGATCTATTGATCTTATCAATATATGTGACACCTGCAGCACCATTAATTGTAGTATAATCATCTAAAACATGAATTTTATCAAATTCACTTTCTGACAAAGTATTCAAAATATCATCATAAAAAGCATTTACACATTTATCTACATCAGTTTTAGTAAATTGTGTTACGGGATCAACCATTTCAACAAATGCTATACGCCAAGGTTCCCATCCATTCATTACAGGAGCACCATGTTTAATAACGTACTTATCTGCAATCATTTCGTCACAAACTTCAGTTAAACAAACTGAACTTTTATGTTTAGGACGATAACCAAGAAATGAACCATATATATTGGCATTACCGCTTTCAGTATACCTAACTACACTTTTACGATGAACTTCAGTTAATTCACGATTAATTTCTCCTGATGATAACATTGGTTTTCCTCCGCCAAATAGATCAATATCATTTGGAATCATTTTATCAATATCTTCTTTAGAGACTGTAAGTGAAACAATAGAACCTCTACTATCACCAGCTACATGAATACCTAAAATAATGGGTCCATTTGGTGTATTAGATAATAATATTGAACCACAATCACCAAATTCAGTTACATTATTAGCATCAACAAAACCTTTCCACACTTTAAATTCACCACCTAAAGTATCAAAAGACATTTTATCCAAAGTAATATTATCAACTTTCTTTGACATTGACAAACCTCGTTTATTTTTATAAATATATTCTCCAGTAAATTTACCTTGAAGAGAATCCTTACAGAATAAATTAGACAAATCTTTACGAGGAGGAGTACCCATAATTTTGATGCAACATAAATCCTTATCTTTAAGACGAAAAATATCTTGCTGAACTATATGTATAGTAGGATTCATATTAACACCAATATTTTCATCAGAGAAATTGCACTTAATTTTGAAAGATTTAACATCTTCTCTAAGAGCATGATTGTTGAGAATATATGTATTTCCTCCAACACAAAAAGCTTTAGTAGGAGTGTATTTTGGAGATCCTTCTCTCTCGTAATGAATATCTAAATGACAACAATTATTTAAAATTTTATTTTTAATAACAGAGTAATCTAAACCCTTATACGAAGCTGACATAGGATTATAATCAAAGTTAGTAGTCTTATAATCATCTTTATACCAGGGATTTATGCGTTCATCAACATCAGGCACAGGTGGACGAGGTTGAGAGGAAGATGTT